AAATATTCTGACCAATTCAATAAAATTGTTATAGAGTCCATGGGTGGCAAAGGCGACAATGATTATGAAAAGGAAGAGAAAATTATCAAGAGGGTTGCAAAGGAAGTGTTTGTTGATAAAGGTCTTTAAGTTGTTTTATATATAATATATTTACACCCTTGAAGATTTAAAATGGGAAAAAAATATAATAAAATTATATTTTATAAATAATATGTGCTGGAATGAGAATATTTCATTAAATACATTTTTATTTAGTAGTTTTGTATTACTACTTATTATTTATAATAATTTATTTACCAAATATAAAATTCAAGAATTGAATAATAAATTTATTTATTTATTTATCGCATCTTTTGTATTTATACAACTAATAGAATTTTTTATTTGGAAAAATATTAATAATAAATTTTACAATAATATTTTTTCTATTGCTGCAACGCTTTTATTAATTATGCAACCAATTATAAGTATCATGATATTATCAAATATACAATTGCGTAATATATTATTAATTTTATATTTATCACTCGCAATTCCATTTTCAATATATAAATTTTCTACTAAAAATATTCATTCAGTAATAAGTGAAAGTGGTCACTTAAGATGGAAATTTTTTGACACTACTCCAATTATTTGGTTCGTTTGGTTATTTTTCTTTATGTTCAGTTTTATTTATGAAAAAAAATGGTTTGGAATTATATTTAGTATCGTTGCGTTACTAATTACTTATATAAATTACAAGAGTGACCACACTATGTGGAGTATGTGGTGTTGGAGTGTAAATTCTATTATGATTTATTATGCGATTTACTTATTAATATATTTGCCATTTTTGGAAAAATCAAAGATTTGTTAGTTTGACGTTTGTCCCATTTTAAATCTTCAATTGTGTAAATGTTCGTCGGTGTAAAGAGGTTGTACTACAGGGATTTTTGAGAATTTTGCCAAAAAAGGGAAAAATAGGTCCTTCAAACTTTTGAATTTTTTGGGGAAAGTTTTTTTGTCTTTTCGTTTTTGGACATTTATTTTTGTCCATTTTCAAGAATCAAAAAAAACTTTGCCCAAAAACTGACCTCTGTGACCATAATTGAATTTTATGATCTGGTCGCCAAAAAAATAATTTTAAAATTGTGACGATAAAATTTTTTTTTATTTTTCAAAAAAGGATTTAGGAACTTTTTTGTCAGTATAATATACTGACAAATGACTGACATTTTAGTTCCAAAAAGTTCCAATAATTTCTTTTGTGAAAAATGTGACTATTTAACGTATAGAAAAAGCCAATATGATAGACATGTTTTGACATCAAAACATAAAAATACTGACAAAATACTGACAAATACTGACGCGGATAGTTCGTTACCATTCATATGTAAATGTGGTAAAAAATATAAACATAGACAAAGCTTATTCAGTCACAAAAAAACATGTATTACATACGAAGAAAACATAATTGTAAAAGAACAACCAGTGAATGATAAACTAGTAGAATACTTAATCAAAGAAAACCAAGAATTCAAAAACTTAATTTTAGAAGCATTAAAAAATGGATCTATGAATAATAGCCATAATACTAACAATTCACATAACAAGTCTTTCAATTTGCAATTCTTTTTAAATGAAACGTGTAAAAATGCAATGAACATTACTGATTTTGTTAATTCTCTCCAATTGCAATTGAGTGACTTGGAGAGAGTCGGAGAAATTGGATACATTGAAGGTATCTCAAATATCATTATAAAGAAATTAAATACATTAGATGTAACAGAAAGACCAATACATTGTACTGATAAAAAGAGAGAAACAATGTATATCAAAGATGAAGATAAATGGGAAAAAGAAGATGAAAATAAAATAAAGATGCATAAAATGGTTAGAAAAGTGGCAAACAAAAATATAAATCTTATTTCAGAATTTCAAGAGCTACATCCAGATTGGAAAAAATGTTCTTCCAAATATTCAGATCAATTCAACAAGATTGTTATAGAGTCAATGGGTGGCAAAGGCGACAATGATTATGAAAATGAAGAGAAAATTATCAAGAGAGTTGCAAAGGAAGTTTTTGTTGATAAAAATGTATAATTTTTTACAATAAATGCAAACGTATTTTTTTCTTAAATTTTTCTTCATTATTGAATAAAAACATCTTGAATTTTTTGCAATCAAAATTTTCAAGATTTTCTCTGCTTGTAATTCTGGAACTGAGTTTTAGTTCTGGCAAGAATACAATAAATTGAAATAATCCATCATTTCTACATATCTTATCAAACAAATAACCGTCATATTCTTTCTCCATAATTTCTGGATTAGTATGACACAAATCAAGCAATGTGCAATCACATTGTACTCTGCGAATAGAACGCATTGTAATATTAATATACTCCAAATCTTTCAGCCACTTGTCATAAAAGAGACTACTATTTTCTGAGAGCTGAACAAATCCACATACTTGTTGAAACTTTATAATATTTAGAAGATCAACTAGTCGCCTGATAGGGCTAGTAATATGAATATATGCATCCATATCAAGTAACTGATGTCTCTTATCAATAATTTCAGATCCATCAATATATTGTCCTGATGAGCCATTCCATATTTTGATAAATTTTGCACTATCTTCTGGAACATGCGAAGGAACATCTATTTCTTTCTTTATAATCGTAGAACGAAATATTCCTGTTTTATAAAGTATCATTTTTTTCGCACAATGAAAGTTCATAAAAATCATTAGATATGTAACCAAGTCATGACTATTATTAACCCTATCAGTGTATGAATTATGCACTGCTAATCCACGAACAGCATCAAGAATAATATGATATTTTTGGTCAGCAAGTAATTTTGGTTCTTCATAACAATAATTTTTATAGACCTTTATAAGACTATTTGAATACTCTGTCTTCAAGATAATACCATCTTTAATAAAAACGTCCATTACAAATGCAACTCTTACGACGTTTTCTTGTAAGCTACATAAACAATCAGACAAAATAGTTGGCAACATTGGTCGTTTTTTATCTGGTAAATATATGGTAGAAATGCGTCGTGAAAAGGTTTCCCATAAATTCAATACGTCCATCCATATAGTGACATTAGAGATGTATATACTTAATTGCTGTATTCCATCTTCTAGTTCAACAATACCGAAGCCATCATCGTAGTCCAAACTTTTGGGTGGGTCAATTGTAATAATGTGCCAAATATTGGTATCTGTGCGGTCCTGTATGTTGGTATATTTTTTTTTAATAGCTTCAATTATTCCTTCAGGACATTTGCTTTCTAGTGCTTTTGAAGTATCTTTCTGAAATTTTTGTATAGACGCATTTAAGCTCTTACAATATAATTGATATTCATAAAAATTATCTAGAACATCAACAGGACCAATAATATTATTCAGTTTTGCTACTGGATGTTTATCATCCCATGTGTCGAACGTTATTGTAACGTATAAATTTTTTAATACTTTTGAAAACCCAATTGTTTTTATTTCATATGGCACCAAGAATGATGGTAAACGCATGTCGTCTGGCATACACTTGTAAAGTAATTTACCCATACTTTTTTTTCCAGAATTAGAGTTGGATTGTCTGCCATATGTTTTATTTCCTCCTAATACAAGAACAGCAGGAAATGCAGATCCATAACGTATAGTAGAATGCATAATAGTAACTTTATTATGTTTATCCAATATAAATACATCATTTGATAACAATTTAGATTCAATAGGGTCAATAGATATTCCTTCAATTTTTGTAAATTTATTTGCATCAAATATTTCCCATGATGTGTAATTTCTATCGTTTACGTATATCTTATAAATCATGCGGACAATATATATACATGTATTTATATCTTTATATCATTTACTATAATGAAAATAAAATTGAATACTTAATTATAAATATAAATTAATGTATACTTATAACCAACTATGGAAATGAATACTGAAAGTTTAAATTTAGAAACCTTATTTAGTTCTAGTGGTCGTGTGAAACGTTGTTCTAATTGTAGAAGAACAGGTCATAATAGTGCAACATGTAATTCAGTAAGAATGAGAGAGTTTGAACTAGAATGTTCTATAAAATGTCAAGATATAGAGCCAGATGATTTCAAGAATTGGATAATGAATAGGTATAAACAGTCGCAAAGTATGGCAGAACAAAGTATGGCAGAACAAAGTATGGCAGAACAATATACATTTTATAAAGAATTTGTTGTAAAAAAATGTGGTTTTACAGTACATTCGTCCATACACGCAATAAATTCAATTACAGATTATATTTATCACACATATAGGTTTCAATATGTAATTAATAATGATTATAGTAATCATAATAATACGGAAAATCTGATTGATGATAATTCGTCATTTGAAGATGATATTGTAACAATCTTAAATGAAACAAGAGATACATTTATTAGAGAAGAGCCTGCTCATGAAGATCTTACTATAAGTCTAATAAATGAGTATAACTCATTATTTATACAAATGTTACAAAATTCTTTATTAACTTCTGCAATTATACAAACTTCTGCAATTATACAAACTTCTACATCATTACAAACTAATTTAATTCGTAAATATAATATTGAAAATATATTGGAAGAAAATGAAACAAACGAAGAAAAAGAAACAAACAAAAAAATAGATTGCAATATATGTTATGATGAACACAATAAACAAGATTGTGTTACTTTTGGTTGTAATCATGAGTTTTGTAAAGATTGTACAAAGAAAGTATTAAAAGAAAAACATTCTTGTCCTTATTGCAGAGAACAAATAACAAAGTTAATTTCAAGAACAAATGATGTATATAGAGAATTAGACAAACTTAACGTATAATATTTTGATATCTACATCTTTTCTCAATTAAAATACCATTTATATTTAATTATAATGAAAAAATAAAATATTTATCATTTTTATAATACATTTTTTGTTTTTATTATAATGAAACCATAATATTATAACCTCTTTTAATTGGATTATTATTTACATCAACACCTTTACTTTTTTCTTCTTTGTAATTTTTTTTTTCAAACTCTTCCTTAAATTTTTTCTGTATTTTTAATGGTTTTTTGTTTTCTATTTTGCACCAAATTTTATATATTTTATATATATCCTTTATACAAAATCTTAAGTTTTTTTTGTCTGTTTTTTTACAACAGAAATTTGTAAATAATAATACATCATTATTTATTTCTGAAGTATTTGTTTGTGAAGTATTTGTTTGTGAAGTATTTTTAGGTAAAGGAGATACTATATTTAAAGACAATATTTCTTTTTTATATTTATCATATAAGTATAACCAATCATCAGGAGTTTTCCAATAATATTTATTAGGTAATGATACTTCAGCATCTTCTATAAAATTATCACTATCTTCATTCGTATATCCGTGAGTTTTTGTATGTCTATATTCTTCTTTTATAACTGAATATTTTACTTTATCGCCATTAACAATATATGGAGTTTTTTTAATGTAATCATTAGTTTTTTTTGGTAATTCTTTTGTATCCTTCCAATATGTAATACATAAATGTAAATTTTGCTGTTCATCGTAACATAAATTAATCCTTCTTTTATGCTGTTTTAAACCTGCAAATTTTTCTTTTGTTAACATTTCTTTAGTATAAGGTTGCCATTTACTTCTAATATTATCATACCATGTATCATCTACTTTTTTACTTTTTCTTTCTTTTAACCATTCATTAGTAATATTTCCTAGTGTAATTTCGTTTTCAATTTCAACGTCATTTATAATTTTATTTATACTATCAAAAGTTACTTCACAATCTATTTGTTTAAATATTGGTTCTGCTATAGATTTTTCTCCATATTTATCAATAAATTCATTAATATTCATGTCGTCTTTTATCTCATTTACGACAATATATTCAGGTAATACTTTAGTTTCTTTACACCATTCCCTTATTTCATTATCATCCATATCATCAATACTTATTAATGAAAACCCACCCATTTTTATATCAAAATGTTTATTTAATTTAAAATTTTTTCGTTTTTTTGATACATCTATATTATTCATATATTTATGAAATTTTAAATCACCACAGTCGAAAATTTTATTTTCTAATAATCCTCTGATTTCTTCCCAATTCTCACAATCCATTATAAATTTTTCAATTTCTTTTATAAATTTTACATAAAAGTTTTGTATTATATCTTGTAATACATAAGTAGTCCATAAAGTAAGTTTCATATTTCCATTTTTTAGTTCTAAATCATTATATTTTCCTTGTAGTCTTAATCGTTGTGAAATATCAGTACAGTTTAATGATGCATGAGACACAAAATATTGGTCTGTTAAATGTAGTGAATAATCGTCATAATCATCGCTTGTAAAAGAATATCCTCTTTCTCCGTATTTACCTGTTATTGTTATAATTGTTTTATATAAAACTTGAATATCGCTTTTTTCAAATAAAATTCTTAATAATTTATATACAAATTTGATGTTTAATATTTTTGTGTTTATATCAAAATAACAATAATTGTTAGGAAGTTTTTTAGATTTTTCAGTATCTATAGACGATCCAGATATTATTCCTCCTGTTTGCCATAATCTTTGACTTGTTGATGATTGTTTAGAGTCCCATTCAGACCAACGTATAATTTCTGCTTCATATTTTTTTGATAAATATAATCTTAAACATTTTTCATGATATATCACAATAAACAAATTAGAAAAATCTTTAATTATTTTATATACTAAACAAAATTGTTTATCTCTTATTTTTTCTTCACATATTAATAATGAATTATATTTTTGATTAGGTTTTTTTAAAAGTTGATTTAAAGTAGGTCTAGTGTAAAGAATATGTTCTATTATTCTTTTTATATTAATATTATAATCTTTAACAATATCATAACGAGATTTTTTTTTATGATTTTCTGTATCTGGATTATCCCACCATGGTTCAACATGTGTAGTGTTAAAATTTATAGAACTATTAAATAATCCAAAATAATCATCTGACCTTTTCATTTTATGAACTTTTGATATTTTAATTTGTATATCAGTATTATTACTTAATCGTGTAGTTACGTTATATAACAAAGAATGTGCTGTTCCAGTAATATGTAATACATATCTAACCTTTTTATATATTTTTGCCAGCAATATTTCAGAAGCAGTAGTATCTTTTTTATCATTTTTATTACTCCTATCATTTGAAGATGTAGAGCTCATTAAATCACTTTCATCCACTAATACAGTTATATTTACAAGTTCATTATTATAATAAATATATTGACTAAATTTTTCATTTATTTTTGCTAATTGAGTATGATTCATTAAACAACAGTATATATCAGTTGGTTCCATCGCCTCTTTATTGTTTAATTTATTAATAATAATATCATTACTATTTATATCTTTTAATGGTGGAAGTTTAAACTCCTTATGATACTCTTCATTTAGTTCGCCAAAATATTCCTGTATCTCACTATTAAATTCTTGAAATATAGTTTTTATAAATTGAATATTGAAATTGTAATCTTCTGTTCCAGTTATATCATCTTGTAACTGTCTTTGGTCTATTAATAAATTTCTAAAAATATATAAAACAGGTCTTTTTAATATATGAACTGAAATCCACATGATTATACAAGCTTGAATTCTTTTTCCAAGTTGTATATCACCCCATACTAATTCTACTATTGATTTTTGATTATCGTCTAAATCAAGTGCATTCAATAAATCTTCTTCAAACGAATGTGAATTAATATTTTTTGGGATATTTTTTAATTTTATTGGATTGTCTCCCCAATTGTGTCGCTCTAAACTTTCACCATTAATGTATGTACACTTAATTAACATATTACTAACAATTTTTTCCATTGGTTTTTTAAATATGTTATTTCTTAATTTGTAAAATTTAGCTATTTTATCTTGTAAATATGGCATTTTGATTATGTATATAATTTCAAGGCATTTTTTTAAATCATTTTTTAAAATAATGCCTTGAAATTATATGCCTTGAAATTATATGCCTTGAAATTATATGCCTTGAAATTGTAATATGTAGGCATATTTTGAAGATGAATATAAAAAATAATACATTATAGAGTTTTAGTAAATCAAATTTTAGAAATATTTTTTATTTTTCAAATAAACTGCAATAAATTTAATAAACGTGTTTATTGTCATTCAATAAAAAGTCTAAAATTTGCTATTATATTCTAAATAGAATTTGGCTGAGAAACACTCATTCCTAGTGAATGAATAGTTGGTGTTCCGCCTCAGCCTCCTTTCTTTATTCTTTTATTGCGAGTTTTATTGCAACATTTTGATTTTGTTCTTGTAATACGTTTCTTGTTTTTACGAGAAAGAGAGAACTTTGAAAATTTCTTCATATATAAAATATAATAATATTTTATATTATTATTATATTTTAATTATCAAAAGTAAGAAATATACAATCTCTAAATGAACTGGAAATGAGTGTAGAAAACTCAATAAAACAGATAAAACAACATAATTATAAGAATTATTTTGATTTTGCGTATGGAGATAAAAACCCCAATTTAGTTATACAAAAAAACCATCAACAAGAAAAAGAAAACTAAAAATGTATAAATCATAAATAAATATTTTTGAATATATTATTTCCCCCTCCCATTATAAAAAGGAATAATGACGATACATTATGTTTGTGTAGCAACCGAAAGTAAATTGTATTTTCCATATCTCAAACAATTAATCCCAGATTTAATTGTTTTAGGAATGAATGAGAAATGGAAAGGGTTTATTATGAAATATGAATTATTAATAAAATACTTAAAAACATTAAACGATAATGATATTGTTTGTTTTATAGATGCGTATGATGTTCTTCCAACTAAAAATATAAATCATTTAGAAAAACAATTTGTAAAGTTTTCAAAGAAGCATCCAAAAATAAAAATGATTGTTGGATATGATAAAACAGATAATATAATACATGAACTTATTGAAGAAAAAATATTTGATACAATAAAAGGAGATAGAATAAATAGCGGACAATTTATAGGTTATGTAAAAAATATAAAAATAATCATAAAAAGTATTTTACATAATACAAAATCATTTCAAACCGACCAAATAGAATTAACAAAATATATAAAAAAAAATAGACAATCATTTTTTATAGATAAAGAAAAAGTATTTTTTGATGTGAAAACAAATCCATTAAAACAAACAATAAATACAAACCAAACTAATAGTTTTATTCACGCCAACGGAAATGGTTGTTTAGAAGATTTTTTATTAGAACATCATAATATTGTTGTAAATCCAATAGATAGAATACATAATTTTATAGATAATTTTAATGGTGTAATTAAAAAAATTAATATATATAAACAATATTTTTTCAAATAACTACTCAAAAATTGTCCCATTTTAAATCTTCAAGGGTGTATATTAGTCCCTATACCATTAGTCACTATATCATTAGTCCCTATACCATTAGTCCCTATACCATTAGTCCTTATATCATTTGTCCCTATACCATGATCATGTAACATATGTTCTGCCATTAGAGTATTATTTACAATTTGGTCATCACCTTGGTCATCATTTTGTTCTTCTAGTGTGTGACTTTGTTCGTCTAGAGGGTGAACAAATTCTTTATTTAGTTCTGATATACTAGCTTTTTTAACGACATCTCTCTTGACATTTTGAATTTGCAATGCGTGCATTCCGATATATGGTAAAATTGCAACATTATTCATATAAGTTCGATAATGAAAACATGATATGCTAGTATTTTTATTAAATTTAATACTATACCACCAATAAGCAGGAATGAAAAGTGTCTTTCCAGGTGTTAAAGTGAATTCAAGACATTTAATTTTATCAAAATCCGATTTATACTTTGGTTGTGGTGACCATGGATCAACAGGTGATTTAAACTCAAAGTTTTCATAATCATATATTGGATATAAATATTTGAGACTATGTGGAGGTGCTAGTTTAATTTGTGAACTACCTTGTGTCAAAAGCAAGTAATTCCTATAATTTAATTCATATCTAAAAGGAGTACATATATTTGTAGATCCCATCATTATATCATACTTGCAATTTGAAACCATATATGGTCGCAAAAATTCGTCATTATATTTCAAATTTTTTATAACTCCAGTGTCTTCTAAAAATTCGGTATTATTTTCAGAGAAATAACTGGCACTTTTGTCTTCGTCAAATAGTTTTACTGCTGTACTCAAAGGTAGCGGAACGTATAATTCTATATTCTGGTCATAGTCTCTAACATTTCTAATTTTTACTTCAAAAGCGCTATAATTATCAGAAATATATGATTTATTAGATGTTTCCATAATTTTTTCACAATCAAAATCAAATAATAAAGGCTGACGAATATCACATATTTCTTCTAATTTTTCTTTAGATGGTTGTTCAACTTCATACATTTCTAAGTCTTCACTTGTTTTTAAATGAAATTGAACATGTAAATATATAAATAACACTAAACAAAATATAAAAAATCCAATAATTATTTTCATGATATACAGTTTTACATAAAAATAATAATAATTTTTGTTAACTAGAACGAAAGTAAGAGTGAATATTTTAATCAATTACTTTGGGTGCCATATAAAACAATATAGAACTTCCTTCTCCTAAAGGATAAGCTATTTTCATAGGACAATCATTACTTAATGAAAATTCTATTTCTTGAGATAATTTGTTAGTAATACACATTTTATTTAAATATAATAAGCTATAATTTAATACAATTTTATCACCTTCAACAATGCTATAACTTAATAAATCATCTATAGGTATTTGAACACACATCTCTCCTGTTATACTAGTGGTTGTTAAGTGAATGGTCTCTTCTGAACAACTAAAGTTGATGTCATTTCCAAAATTGCTTAATTGAGAAAACATATCTGCAGCTAATTTTGAAGAAAATGAAAATTCAGCATCATAATCAACAACAGGAATATTCATTTCTTCATATTCATACTCAGCTAAAGGCAATTTAAATATTTTTTTAAAATCATTCTTTTCTTTCACTTTTGAAGCGGTTTCTTTTTTTGTAATTTTTTTTTTACTTGTTTTTGTAGTAGGTGGATCGTCATTATTTTCATCTATTTGTGTATCTATTTGTGTATCTATTTGTGTATCTATTTGTGTGTTTATAAATTCAATATGAAGTGTATCTTCCTCCATTTTCACAATAAGGTCTTGATTATCTGACTTAATACTAATAATAGAATGAAATACGTTTGAATCAAAACATAGTTTTGTAGTAGTATCAATATTATATTTATCAAACCATTCCTTTGAAATTTTTACATCATATAAACACACATGTGATTTATCCATTCCTTGAATATGTAAAAACTCAGTATCAAAGTTACAGTTAATTAGTGTAGAACAACCTTTCAACACTTGAAAAAGAGAGACAAATAGTTCTTTTTTATCTTTATTACTTACTACAAAATTCATATTAAATATAATGTTTAAATTATGTTTAATATCTTTTTTTAAAATACATTGAAACCAGTATGTAAATATATTTACATACCTTCAGAAGCTAGTTCTTGATTAATAATACTCTTTAGATCAGCAGCAATCGTTTCAGATACAAAATTTTCATTATCATTTTCATTATCATTATCATTATCAGTGTCAATATTTTTATTAGTTTCATCTATATTTTCTTCTTCACAAAGAGGAAGTTTTTTTTCAAACTCACTGAAAGCATATTCAAAGTCACTAAACTTCTCATTTGTCTCACTTGTAAATAAATCATATTTCAACATAAATGTCTTCAAAATGTCTTTAGTTTCAATTAATTCTCTTTCAAATTTAAATAACTGTTCTGTATGTTTGGAAGTAATTAAAGAATGTTTTGATGCTTCCTGGACAATTTTTTCTAAATGTAAATTCATTTTTGTGACATCTTCTGAAAGTTTACTAATTGTTTCATTATTAATGTCAGAGCCAGTAGTTCCGGTTTCTCTCTTTTCAAGAGAATCCAATCTGCTAACAAAATTTGTTAATATACTATTGTCGATAATTCTTGCATTATCAGATAATCCATTCATAGTTGAAGGGCTAGAACCATCAGTCTCATGCTCAGTTTCGATAATCCATTGTTCACAACGCCCTAAACGCATAGTAATCAAACCAATTGCATCAGAAATACTTAATTTAGTAAATGGTAGTCCATTCTGTGATTGTTCTTGAGATTGTTGCACTTGTTGATAAGCTTGCGATGGATAAGCTTGCGATGGATAAGCTTGCGATGGATAAGCTTGCGATGGATAAGCATTTTGTTGTTGCGGTCTTGAAACTCTTACATTCGGTGGTGGTTGGGGCATCTGAGGAGCAAATGCAGCATGTGATCCAATAGATGTTCCAGGTCTATTCCCAGAAATAGGTGGAGCACTTTCTCCGGCTCGTCTAGATCTAGCAGCAGCAAGTGATCTTGAACTCATAATAATTATTATACACAATTTGTTTTTAAGTTACTTACGCATATCCACCTTTAGGAAAGGATCTTCTAAATATTTAATTTAGTTAAAATTTTCCTAAAAAGAATGTGATGAATTATTTTTCTCTCTTTCTTGAAAACAGAAAATATAATTTTGTAAGAAATTAGTATTCATCTATTTTTATATGAATATATTTAGAATATCTATTTATATTTTATCTTTCTATTTATATTCTATTCTGTATTTTTAATTTCTAATTATACCCTATAGAGATATGGAAACTTCAGATGAATCAAATAAAGGATTTTTTAAGCATGTATTTAATTTTGATGATGATTCAAAATCGGAAATATTAAACACATTACAATATATTTTATTGGCTATTATTCCTATAGTTATTTTAAACAAAACTATTGGCAAATATGTTCCAGAGGCTGATGACAAAAAGGGATCTATAGAGATTACAGCAGAAATTTTAATTCAAATTATTGTAACATTTTTAGGTTTATTATTAGTGCATCGTATTATTACATATGTACCCACATATAGCAACACAAAATATCCTGATTTCCACATTATTTTTATTGTTTTAGCAATGTTAATGATTACAATGAGTTTACAAACAAAACTTGGTGAAAAAGTAAGTATTTTAGTAGAACGTGTTTCAGAATTATGGAATGGTAAGAGTGAAGAGAAGGATAAAAAAAATCAAAAAGGTTCTGGTAATGTAAAAGTTTCTCAACCCATTTCTGGTCAACAACAAATGATAACAACACAACCAAATTATACAGATGGAACTGCTATTAGTGCGTTACCAAGTTATGAACAACCTATATCAAATGTAGGTACTCAACAACTTCCAGACTATAATGCCATGTATAGACAAGATACTACACCATTAGTGGGGGCTGCTAGTCCTACTGAAGGTTTTGGAGAACCAATGGCTGCTAATTCAGTTCTAGGTGGTGGTGCTTTTGGTTCGTGGTAAATTATATTTAAGATTTTTATGTATATATATATATATATATATATATGAATGAAAGAAAACACAATAAGAGGAGAAGTTACATATAAACCTAAAAATGTAAGGTTTCATCATGAAACTGACGATCCATCAAACAAATATTGGAAATCATCTACAAAAGTATCTTTTGATTGTCACAATAGTGAATGTAAACAAGTATGTAGTAATGAAAATTATGATTATTTACAAAGAAGTGATGAGTGTAATAAATGTATTAAAGAGTGCGAAGAAAAAAATATAAAAAGAGCAAATGAAAAAAGAGAAACTGTTTTAACTGCAAATAGAGAGGTGCAAGCTAATTTAGAAACCCCAAATAGTAATATCAACTTTTATCTTGATATACAAAAAATTATAAATTTTTTAGAGAAACATCATTATAATGATTATAAAAGAAAAGAAAAGCTTGTAAATGATTTGACTGAATTTAAAATAAAAAATCCAGACCATCAAGATGTAGTAGAAGATATAGAAGAGTTAATAAAAAATTTATACATAAGATATAGTACTAATAAAATTTCTAAATTTTTATTTAGTAATAGATCTAGGTTTTTTAGAAGAATAGACACCTTTATTGATAATTTACAAAATACACTTAATAATTATGAATATTATAATACTGATAAAAAATTTAACGAATTATTAAAAATAAAAGGAGGAAAAGGGAAAACAAAAAGAAAAACAAAAAGAAAAACAAAAACAAAAAGAGGAAAAACAAAAAGAAAAACAAAAAGAAAAAGAAAAACAAAAAGAAAAACAAAAACAAAAACAAAAACAAAAACAAAAACAAGAAAACGTTAAAAAAGTTTTAATAAAAAATATATAAATATAAATTTCTATATTTATATATGGACGTAAATAATTTGCTAAAAGCATTAGACGATGAATCAAACGAAACATTAATGAATTTAACAACAGACAAAATTTTAGAGATGAATTTAAATATAATAAAAGAGTTAAAGTTGTCTAATCATGAAACAATAGAAATATTAAAAAAATTAAAAAATTATAAATATGTAGACGAAATGAATGAACTCAAATATGGTGCACATATTCGATGGATATCTATAGAAAACCCTGAAAACCTCAATTTAAAACAAGGTGCTATGTTTTGTGAAATGAAAATAACAGACAATGGTGTGTATTGTACATGCAAAAATTATGGTTTCCCATCTCGTCATTTTCAATTGTCATTTGATAAAAATTTAATTTTTCAAAAATTGACTACTCAAGAGTTGGTTCTATTATCAGCACTAGATCATTTGTCAAAATAATTTACACCTTTTCTTATTTCAATTTTGATAATGATTTTTTTCAGCACCACTAAATTCAATATATTCATCTAGATTACATTTTCTTTTTTTTGCTGTTTTTTTATATTTATTACATTTTTTTACTAATTTTTTATATTTTTTTTCATTTTTTTTACTCCTGTTATAAGGAAATAATGGTTTATTATGTTTCCTATTGTATTCCATTGCCTTAAGGTTCATTTCTTTATATTCAGAACAAGGTTTATAATCTAATTCAGGTAAAAATTCAGAACATTGTATATTAAAATTGTTATTCATTATTTCTAAAAATTCTTGTACATTATGCTTTCCATTCTTTTTTGCTCCAATACCAGTATAATATATGTATTCAACCATTATATATATTATATATAATATATAATAAAAATATTTGGTGTTTGAAATGAAAAAAGTATAAAAAGTATAAAAAAATATTTATTTATTTCTCTTCCTGGTTTTATTTTTTGTTTTCTTATTGCATCCGCAATCAGAAAATAGTCCAGGAATAAATTTTCCGACCGCGATGAGGTCTATATGTGACTTATGAATAGGTTTTTTAACGCTAGAAGTTTTTTTACCTTTATGATATTTAGTAACACTTTTGTACCCTTTACCGTTCTTAATAGAAACCTTACGTACAATTTTTCCGCCAGAAACTGTATGTTTAACTTCATGACATGAGTAATTAGACATTATATATTACTACAATAAAATATTATAAATGTATATATTATATATTTATGAAGACAGATCAAATCGTACATTTGTTCCATATACTAATTGTTGGTTCATTATTTCTTTATGTTGGCATCACTAGAGAGAAAATTCCAAGCTTAATGTATCCGATTTTGCTTACACTAGGTGTAATTATAATAGTTTATCATATTTACAAGACTTATAATTACATGAAATCAGATAAGCCATATTGGGTGAACTTGATCCATATTCTTATTATTGGTCCTTTACTGGTTTATATTGGTTATAATAGAGAGAATACATCAAGACGATATTTTGAGTTATTACTTATGTTAGGGTTTGCATCTATTGGTTATCATGGGTATTATTTATTTATTTAACAGTCATTCATAATCCATTTTTTGTTTAAAACCGCTTCCACACTCATTAATGCACCTTCTGTCCAACCCTGATATCTGCTAACAGCTTCTCCAACAACAAGGAGACCTTTTTCAGGGTGTTGTGCTATTTTTAAGAATGCATTACGATTTTTAAATTGTGATTTATGTAATGGCTCGTAATAATGTGTGCCTATAGGCCAGTAAAAGTCTTTAATTGCAATTATAACGAGAGAACCACTAGGAATTCCGATAGATTTCTCAATAAGGTCGCAATATAGTTTACGATTTTCTGTAGTATTTTTCAAGTGATCTTTCAATAAAATCGCATTCACATTGTCACTGTATGCAATCATATAGACACCTTTATTAGCGTCTATAGGTATAATCTTTTGTAGAGGTCCAGGAACAATCATATAATTTGGTACATATTGTTGCATAATAGTTGCAGATTTTTTATTAAATTTGCCGTATAATCGCAAAAATGTTTGACCGTGTATTTGATTGTATATTCCATGTTTGTCGGATATTAATTTTTGTATTCCAGAAATAGTAGTAGCAAGAACAACTTTATTGCAATAATAAGCAGCACCTTTTTCATTTATAATTTCAAATAAGCATGGTTTCTCTCTAATTTTCTGAATAGAGACTATATTATTATGGAATTTAAAGTGAGATGATCCAATTTTATCATATAATGTGTGAACCATACGTTTCCAAGGAATAAAAAGACCAGTCCATCCACCCTTATTGTCATCCATACCGTAATTGTATAAAGTCTCATATAAGTCCGCATTTTCATAGTCTGTATATCCAGCAGAAATGATAAATTGTTTATACTCATTATTACCAAGCATTTTAATAAAGAATTGCTTGAATGTTAGTTCATGTAGGTCAGTATGTTTTTTGTATAATAGTCGCAACTGATTTATAACCTTTTCGACATCTACAGGTTTAAACAATGGTGAATAGTCCATGATAGAATGAAATTCTCTAAATGGTATTCTTAGTTCCTTCATTAAGTGAATAAGAAGTGGGTTTGTATCTTTGCGTCCAATTCCTGCACCAGTGACTACTTGAGTTCCATAGAAAGTTTCATTACTGGTTCTGCCTCCGATCCATTCTTTGTGGAATTTTTCTAAAATGAGAAATGAAGTATTAGGTGAGACCTTTTGTATGTTATATGCTGTATATAGTCCTGACATTCCGCTGCCAATAATAATGATATCATAATATGGTATATTTTTAGTCATATTATAATAGAATATTTATTTTCGACGAGTAGAATGTTTTCCTTTTTTATGGCTCTTTCTTCCTTTTCTATGGCTTTTTTTTCCTTTTCGATGGGTCTTCTTATTACCCCACCCAAATGGGTTCAAAAGAGATCTTTTCTTTTCAGGTTCAACAAATCTACTTTCTTCTACTCTTTTTTGTGTTTCCATTTGTTCATTAGCTTTTTTTAATTCTTCTGAAGCCTCACGTCTTATTCGTTCGCGTTCTTCTGGTGGTGGATGATCAAAAAATTCAGGAGTAGGTATTCTTGCCAGCTTAGATGGAGTGGGTGTTAGTTTATACATTTTTGATTCTGCTTCTTTTAATGCGGCTTTTGATTCGTTATGATAAACTCCATCAGGTCTCGATAATTCCTCTCTAATATGTATAGGAGATGTTTTACGAACACTATGAAATTTCACACTAGGTGGTGGTGTTTGCACTTTAGGAGGTGTGACCTTTCCTTCCTCCATTTTTATTAACAAATCACTAGTTGTTCCTTTTGCACGCCTGTTATTTGATTTTTTTTTGAGTATTAATCTTTTTTTACTAGGCATATATAGTATATCCATATTTTATTTTCGACGAGTATAATTTTTTTTAATCTTCTTAATCTTAATACTTGGTTTTCCTTTGCATTTGAACGGTCCTCTAGTTAACCCTTTACTATTTAATACAGATTTTGTACAAATGCCAATAGATTTGGCTTCATTTTTTGGATCTATTTTTTTGATACATCGGCATAATTTACTACCCAATATTTTTTCAGCTTTTATTTTTAATATTCTTTTTGATTTAGGTATAGGTTTTTTATAATATTCCAATATTTTGATGTAATCAGTATTTGTTAATTCGGTCATAGAATGTCTATAATATTTATAAACATAATAATAAATCCACTTTTAGAAATCCACTTTTAGAAAAAGTGGAGTAAAAGTTTTTCTAAATCAAAATCCATATAAAGATATATATAGGTATATTATAATATATATATATAAAATGTGTTTATTTGATTGTTGTTTTGAAAAAGACGAAAATGAAGATAAATTTTATGAGATTGATGAACAATTAGAAATGATACGTAGATATGCAACATTTAAGTTAAATAAGATGATGAAAGAAAAAGAAGAAGAAAAATTAAATAAAAATAAAGACAAAGAATATCGAAATTTGTTTATACAAGAAAATAAGTAAGTATTAATTTATATAAATTTTATTATATAAAGTAATGATAATTAATATTTAAGTTTTTTTTGAAATCAAAAAACTAAACATATATTAGTAATGAAAATAGTTGTATTTGATTTAGACGAAACACTAGGTTATTTTACAGAATTTGGTATGTTTTGGGATAGTCTAACCAATTATATAAAAACAAAAAATCATCTCTATTTAACCCAAGAAGACTTCAATGACACTTTAGATTTATTTCCAGAGTTTTTACGCCCTAATATATTAAATATTTTAAACTACTTAAAGACAAAAAAAAAATCTACTTGTTGTCACAAGATGATGGTATATACAAATAACAATGGTCCTCGTGAATGGGCAAAACTCATTATTGGTTATTTTGATATAAAAATACGTTTCAAATTGATTGACCAAATAATTGCTGCATTCAAGGTGAATGGAGAACAAGTTGAAATATGTAGAACAACTCGTGATAAGACACATACAGATTTTATTCGTTGCACTAAATTGCCAGTCAATGCAGAAATATGTTTTTTAGATGATACATTTTATCCTGGTATGTCAAATGAAAATGTTTATTATATAAATGTAAAGCCATATTATTATGATATACCTTTTGAAGAAATGATAAGAAGATTTGTTAGTTCTGATATTGGTAAAAGATTTATTAAAGATGATAATTTTGAGACAAATATAATGGACTTTTTAAAATTATATAAATATAATTGTACAAAGAAGGACCATAAAGAGTATGAGGTAGATAAAATAGTAGGAAAACATATTATTATTCATTTACAAACATTTTTTGATGATAGACCAAAAAAAAATAGAACCATGAAAAATTTTAAAAAAAATAAAGGTCAAAAGAAAACAACTAAAACACATCGAAGTATATGAAAAAAATAAGAGTTATATGTTTTTTATTAAATTAGTAGATGTTTTAATTCTTCTTCAGCGCTTATAAGATATTTATTTAATATAGTAGTTGTCAAAATGAATAAACCAGCAGTAAATGCTATTTTGCGGTCTAAATCTGTGAATTCATAGTGTGTTCGTAATGGATTAAATCTCCACATCAAAAATATACAAACATATATTCTAACATAATAATCTAAACTTGATAATAATTTAGGTGCCTCTTGAGAAAATCCTAACGCAGAAATAATAATCAATGACCATGATATTATAATAAATAAATTAAATAATTTATCTTGAAATTTATGTATAAATTTTTTGTTAAACATTTTTATTTTATATTATATTTAAATAAATTAATATATAAAATGACAATTGTAAAATTATAATATATATATATATATATATATATATATAATGATAGAGGAATTAATTTGTAATATTAAGAAAAAAAATTTAAGTATTACAGGATATGGTAACTCTATTTACAAAGATTTATTTTATTGTGATAATGAAAACAAAATATGTATTTCATTTACACCAAGAGGTGGTTGTAGTATTTCATTTCAACAATATTTAGATTTAATAGGATTGTTAAAAGACGGTTTAGATTATAATCCGTTTATACATTTTTATCGTTGTGAGATTTTTATTCCAAATGTTAAGTTTATTAATATAGATGAGTTAATTAAACAAAAATTTACATTTGTAAAATTTATAATGAACCCATATATTAGAGCAGTATCTATTTTTAGAGCACAAACAAGTCATAATTTATCATTTAGGAAATATTTAAAACAATTAATAAATAATGAAATAGATTATTTTAACGATAACGATAAATATCATTACCATCAACAATATATTCCTGGTGAAGAAAAAATAATAACAAAATATATTAAAATAGATAAAAATGAAACTTTTGAAATAAAATTGTCTAATGGAACACCATATAATTTAGATGTAAATAAATTTACTTCTTATCATCACGGAAAAAAAACTGAAAACACAAATTTTTGTGGAGATTTACTTAAAGATAATATTAATAATAGTTTACCAAAATCATATAAATATTTTTATGATGAAGAAATAAAAAAAATGGTGGATATTTATTATAAACAAGACATAGAGAATTACAAATATTCTTTTGACGATAATTTTTAGTAATAAACGGCGTATTAAATGAGAAAAGGTGTAAACTCTAGAATATTTTAATATATAATATTTTATATTATATAATATTTTCAAGGGAATTTCAATGGTTTAAATAAAAATTTTTGTACATTTTTGTCTTTCAATAAAAATTGTTTTTTAGTTATTTTTAAAATATTTATCTATACAATAGTTTTCTAGTTTTCGTTTTGAATCATCAACATAAATAATTGTTCCTTCTTTTGACAATAAAGTTGACCAATAACAAGGTATTAAACGACCTGGTTTATCACGAGAAAATCCTTCGTGGCCATCTATTATTATAATATCAAATGGTTTTAAACTTTCCAATTTTGTATTTAATATATATTTTTCTATTTCATTATCTGTTAATTTGAAACTTTTTTCAACAGATGTATCATATTCATATTCTATTATATTATCATTTGGTATATCATTTACGTTTAAATCTATATATTCTTTTTTATTTTCAACAAAATATGTATTTTTATTATTTCCTTCATAACACATTTTACTATCATAACCTAAACCAAATACTAACATTTTTGTATCACTTTTAAAATTAGAAAATACATCATCGATTACTTTTTTATCTATTTGAATTTTTGGGTTGTAAAATTCCATTATACATATATATTATATTTTAATTTTTCTTTTCATAAAAAGTTAATGTTCTTGCACTTGGGTCTGTTGCATCGGTATATTTTGGCATCCAAAAATATGGCACAATATGACTGCAATTTGGAAATAATTCGTCAAAAATTTGCTTGTAATATATTTTTTCAGTCTCAATAGAAGGTTCTAATTCACTATTCTGTTTTATAGCAATTTTTTCTTGAAGAATAGAATACAATGATCGACCACGAGAGCTAACTCCGTCACTAAATGCTTCTTTCCTACGCCAAAGTATTTCGTCAGGTAAAATTTGTTTACCGTTAAAGTTTACAAAATTTTTAGTACAAAACGCGCTACGTAGTAAGAATTTTTCCATCCAGCTTCCAGGCACAGGATTTCTAAAATATGCTGGTATAGACAAAATATAATTTGTAAAAGTTCTGTCTAAAAATGGTGTGCGAGGTTCGAGACCATGTGATGAAATAGATTTGTCTGACCGCAAAACATCAAATAAATGAATATCTTTTAATAATCTTCTACATTCTTTATCGAACTCAATATCATCAGGACATTTATTCATATACAAGTATCCACCGAATAATTCATCAGACCCATCCCCATTAAAAATTACTTTGGCGCTAGAATTTGCTGCAATATATTTACCCAATAAATAGTTTCCAATACTTGCTCTAACGGACGTCGTATCATAGCTTTCAATTGTAGCAATTACTTCTGGTATAGCATCAAACATTTCTTGCTCTGTCACAACAACTTCAGTATGATTGCTACCAATATACTCGGCAACAATCCGTGCATATTTCAAATCTTCCGATCCTTCAAGTCCAATACTATAAGTCTCTAATGGTTTTTCATTGCTATTGCGCTTGTAATAATCTGCAACAAGTGCAGCAATTAAACTGCTATCTAAACCACCAGATAGAAGACATGCAATAGGTCTTTCAGTTGTCAAACAACGTTTTTCAATTGCGCTACATAAATAGTAAGAAATATTAGAATGTACTTCTAATAAAAAATTTAAATGGTTGTCATTTACTAGACGGCTATAAGAAAAAGTCGGAACAAAATAAGTGATATTTTTTTCAAGAGGTCTCCATCTAGATAACACTTTACTAGATAAATTGAAAATACTGTATGTACCAGGTGTAAATTGTTGTATTGTATATTCAAGAGGTTTTTTATTATAAAAATATTCCAAACATTTAAGCTCTGACGCAAAACCATGTAAAGAACCATAAAAGGGACGATCATGTGTCGTTTCTTTAAGGTAATATAAAGGTCTTACACCATATGGATCTCTTGCGACATATATATTGTTATCTAGATTTTCAGTAATACGATTATCATATAAAATGAATGCAAATACACCATCTAACATATTAAGGGTTTGTTCAATACCATATTTAAGATATAAATGAACAATGACTTCACAATCAGAGCCAGTTATAGGATTTACATTCATATCTTTATATAATGTTTTGTAATTGTAGATTTCACCATTACAAATAAGAACAATATCATTGATAACAAGAGGTTGATTAGATACATCATTAAGACCATTAATGCAGAGTCTATGAAACCCAAGAACCATTTTAATATAAGAAGTATCTAATTTAGAGAATTCAGGACCACGTCCTTGTCCTTTCATAAACTCATTTTTAACCAATCTTATATCTGTCTCATTGTTTAGAAGAGCAAAAATTCCACACATATGTATTGTATTATATTATGCCTTTATATACTTTTTTTATTTTTAAAGTCGGAAAAGTGAATAAAAATAATATATATATGTATATCAATGAACCCATATTCTGAGATTCAATGTGTTGCTCAAATACATGAACAAACAAATGGAAGAATATATGATCGTAATATTCCTTCAAAAGTTCTACAACCATATGTAGATGTAAGACCTGTTATGACAAAATATTCTTATTTTCCTATTGTTGATCCTAGGAAAAAAGTAAATGTACCTTTAATACAATTACCAAGATATAATGTTCATAATGTTTTTAATCCAGGTAACACTCAATCGCCTTGGTCTGGTTTTGTATCAAATATAAATAAAGAATCTGAATTACGAAATCAAGTTTATGCTCTTCAGAAATGTAGTCAATCAGTATTTGTTCCTTCAAGTAATAGTGATTTATATAAATATAATTTTAAGACTGTTACAATGCCAAATCCGCATGAATTATTGTTTAAAAATGATAGTTTTGAGAGTTTTAATCCAAATCCAGATCCAAATGTTATAGGTTCTGGTATATTCTACAACAATACAAGAACTCAATTATATGATTTAACAAAACAAACATGTTAATTTCTCAAAAGTAGTTAAATAATATATAATATAATATAATATTATATTATATTATAAAATGTTTGTAGCAACAGCAACAGCAACTTGTTCGGAGTGCGCTTCAGGTAGTGCTAGTGGGTCAGGAAATACTTTAGATGAAGCAATCCAAAATGCTAATAAATCTGCTATATTAGCAGCTCAAATTGCTTTACGAAAACCTATACCAAATAATCCTGATCAAGATGTAATAAAAGCAGTTCTTTTAAATTGTATAGATTTTAGATTGCTAGAATATGCTGATTATTTTCTAGATACAATTAGTTATTTAAATAATTTTGATCAATTTATATTGGCTGGTGCTAGTTTAGGGTATAATGGTATTAATGGTTATTCTCCAAATTGGCAAAATTGTTGTAATGATCATATTACTCTTGCTCATGACTTACATGAAATAAGCGAAATAATCATAATAGATCATTTAAGTTGTGGTGCGTATAAATTATCTTATACAGCAGAACAATTAGAAGGTGATGGTGAATATAATTTACATGTTGAAAATTTAAATAAAGCTGAAATAACTATTAAAAAAAAATTTCCATTTATATTGAAAGTTAAAAAATTTATTATGGGTCTTGATGGAAATGTTAGTTATATTCCTTAATATTTTATTTTTAAATATATAAATGACATAACTATATGTATAAATAATATTTATTTGTTATTAAAATATAAATAAATATTATTATTATTGTGATATATAATATATTATTATATTATTATATATATGTCAATGAAAAAAAAAAAAAAGAAAAAAAAATACAATAATAAATTAGAATTAAAAAAAAAACAAGAACAAATTAAAAAA